AGCGCTCCTATCTATGCTACTGAAGAAGCTGCTACCAATGCTATGGACGGTGCTGGCGGCAAGAATATCGCTCTTAACTCAGTATTTGCCACAGCGCAGATGAGTGCTAGCAACATGGTTCTTCGTCGTCGTGTATCAAAGACTGCTGTGTTCACCGCTTCGGAAACTAACTTCACCTGGACAACATCGGCAGATGCTGCTTTCACGGTATCAGTCAGCGAGCCAGGATCTGCTGAACTAAGTACTCTTTATACAGTGACCTTGCCAAGTACAGGCGGTGTTACTAAGGATGCTGATTGGTTCATCGATGCTTGGACCAGTGCTCAAATCCCCTATACCAAGTGCTATCGTGCTTCTAGTGGTGCTTTAGTTCTTGAGCATACAGAGGGCGGCTCTATCGTTCTGTATAATAATGGATATACTAACACCCCATATCAGGCAGCTGGGTTTGATGATTCAAGTTCCGCCACATACGGTCCACACCAGACTATAACATTACCAATTATTGGTTCAGGAGTCTCAATTACAGGAACAAAATCTGGTCTTACAGCTGGCGACATCAAGATTAGTAAAGTAACGTATTCAAACTTGACGATCACTGGGTTTGTTGTCGATCTAACCACTTCACAAGCAGAAGCAGGTCAGTATGCCATTGGTGATATCATTGAGATCAACAATATTCCAGCATCATTCAGAACTGATACTACAATTAGAGCAGTTGTAACTTCTCTAGATGGTTCAGGAAATGTAACAGGTCTGGATCATTATGATGGTCGTATGAAAGCAAGTTTGGCAACACGTCTATCAGCATGGCAACCCTTTGAGTACACTGCTGATGAAACCAGTCCTCGTACAGCTCCATCTAATAAGACAAATTGGTTCTACAGCGTTCTCAGCTCCAGTGGTAACGATTATAGCAACGTAGATATCATGGTCAATAGTGGTACTGCTTGGATTGGCTATCGTCGTAGCGTATTTGATAGTGATGGCATTTACAATGCTACAACATCTAGTGGGCTAACAGATCCTAGCGGTGTTCAAATCACAGGAACAGCACCAGAATCACAAAGTGATGGTACAGCACTAGTTCATGGTGATCTTTGGATTGATAGCAGTGATCTTGAAAACTATCCGCTAATATATCGTTGGCAGGAGGTTGAGGGTATTAGTCAATGGGTTCAGATAGATACAACCGATCAGGTCTCTGAAAACGGTATCGTATTCGCTGATGCTCGTTGGGCAGCATCGGGTTCGATTGACCCGCTGAATGATCCTATCCCAAGCGTTAAGGATATGCTTGTAAGCAACTACGTTGATTTAGACGCTCCCGATCCTACTCTATATCCTAGAGGCATGTTGCTGTTTAATACACGTCGTAGTTCTTATAACATTAAACAATTTAGAACTAACTACTTTATTCAAGCTAACTATGTTGATGCTGGTGCTTATGATTCTAATAACCCATCTACTGTTGGAAATCTTCCACAGTACAGTTATACATGGGTCAGCGTTAGTGGTCTAAAAACTAATGGACAGGCATACATGGGTCGTAAAGCTCAGCGTGCTATGGTCGTAGCTGCTTTATCAAGTGCTATCAATACGAATACAGAAATTCGTGAAGAAGAGCGCTTCTTTAATCTGATTGCTTGCCCAGGTTATCCTGAGCTACAGCCTGAGATGATCAAGCTAAACAATGATCGTAATCAGACAGCGTTCATTATTGGTGACACTCCAATGCGTCTTGCTGATAATGCTAACGATCTAACAGCATGGGCAACTAACAAGCGTGGTGCTGATGCTACTGGTGAAGATGGACTTGTTACTCGTAATACTTACTTGGGTATCTTCTATCCAAGTGGTCTTGATACTGATCTATCAGGCACACGAGTTGTAGTTCCTGCCAGTCACATGATGTTAAGAACCATGCTTTACAATGACACCGTAGCATATCCCTGGTTAGCTCCTGCTGGTATGCGTCGTGGTGTTGTTGATAACGCTCTTAGCATTGGTTATATCGATTCTGCTAGCGGTGAGTATGTAACAACCAAGATTAGAAACAGCACTCGTGATGTTCTCTATACTAACTTTATCAACCCAATCAGCGAATTTGCTAACATTGGATTGTTAAACTATGGTAACAAAACAAGCTATGATAGTCAGAGCGCTCTTGATCGTATCAATGTTGCTCGCTTGATTTGCTTTATCAGAGAACGACTTCAAGTTGCTGTTCGTCCGTTTATCTTTGAACCCAACGATACGATTACTCGTAACGAAGTTCGAAGTGTTGTTCAGACGCTCTTGGCTGACATTCTTACTAAGCGTGGTCTTTATGACTATCTAGTAGTTTGTGATACAAGTAATAACACCCCTGCTCGTATTGATAAGAATGAACTTTGGGTCGATATCGCAATTGAGCCTGTTAAGGCAGTTGAATTTATCTACATCCCTGTTCGTATTATGAACACAGGAGAAATCGCTAGCCTATAAGGATGGGCTCGGAAACGAGCCTTTCCCTAGTGATAAATAGAAACATAGGAGAAACAAAATGGCTTTTACATCAATTGGAAAGATGACGATCCCTACAAGCAGCGATGGATCGGGTGATGCTCAGGGCTTGTTAATGCCCAAGCTTGCTTATCGTTTTCGAGTTTACTTCGAAAACTTTGGCATCAGCAAACCCACCACAGAGCTTACTAAACAAGTAGTGGATTGTACTCGTCCAAATCTAACATTTCCTGAGATCCCTCTTGAAATTTACAACAGTAGAGTTTATCTAGCAGGCAAGCCCGAATGGACAGCAGTCACGGTTAACGTTCGTGATGATGCTACTGGAGCAGTCGCCAAGTTAGTTGGCGAACAGCTACAGAAACAGTTTGATTTTAGTGAGCAAGCTAGTGCTGCTAGTGGTACAGATTATAAGTTCAAGATGGTTATTCAGATTCTTGATGGTGCTCGTGGGGTATCTACACCTAACGTTCTTGAAGCATGGGAACTATATGGTTGCTTCTTAAATAGTGCTAACTATAACACACTAAACTATGGAACAAACGAAGCATTGACTATTTCCTTATCTGTTCGTTATGACAATGCTGTACAGACTCCGCTTGATACCGAAGGTCCTGCTATCGGTCTCGGCGCAGCAGTTGGACGTACTCTAGGAACAAACGTCAGCGGTATCGGCGCATAAAAGGAGCTAGCAATTGGCTGGTTTCTTTCAACAAGTTCTCAAAGGAGCCGCTGAAGGCTTCTTTGAGACTAAGTATCTCAAAGACTACTCACACGCATCAAAGACATTTCTTCCTGATGCTTATGCCTATGCTCCAAAGTTTAAGTGGCTGTTTCATGTATACTTTAGTCTAAATGATCGTTATATTGAAGCAGCAAAAATATTCCCGCAAGACAAAAACTTTGGTTTAGCAGTCAAGAACATTCAACTTCCAAAATATAGCTTTCAAGTCAGTCAGCTAAATCAGTACAATCGTAAGCGACATAATATTGAAAAGATAACATACGATCCAGTAACTGTTACCTTTCATGATGATAATAACGGCTTGATAAGAAAGCTATGGTATGCTTATTACTCTTATAATATTGGTGACCCTGACAATGCTAAAGAAGATAGTAAGCAAAACATTTACTCACAGAGCATGAATACCAGTATTGGTTGGGGCTATAAAGGAAGCGAACCGTCTCCTCCAACTGCTGCTAAGGCTCTAGCTATAGGAAAGATACCATTCTTTGATAGCATTGAAATATACGGGTTCAATCAGCATAACTTCGCTCTCTATGAGTTGATTAACCCTGTTATTGAATCATTCAATCATGACACTTATGATTATAGTCAGACCTCTCAAACCATGGAACATTCAATGACATTTCGTTATGAATATGTGAAGTATTACGAGGGTGCTCTTAATGGTGAGAAACCACAAGAAGCTGTCAAGGGATTTGCTGATACTGGTCGCTATGATCGTGAAACTAGTCCGATTGCCAGACCCGGATCCACCAAATCAATTTTGGGTCAAGGTGGCTTACTTGACACTGTTTCTGGTGTGTCCTCAGACTTACAACAGGGCAATTTCTTGGGAGCGATTCAAAAAATCGGTGCTGCAAAGAAAAGTGGTCAATTGAATGTTAAAAATTTGAAAGCAGCAGCAACAACTGAATTAAGTCAAGTTGCTATAGCTCAAAGCACTGCTATAGTTCGTAATACTAACTTTGCCTTTCCAGTAGGTACATCTTCATCAACACAAGCGCCTCCTGCTACATTAAAAACTCCTCCATCATTCCCATGAGCTTAGATCCAACCGCAGTAATATATAATAGCTTTTATGCTGTTCAACCAGAACTCAATGCTAGTAAGTATGAGATAGTTCTTAGCTTTTTCAAGAACTACTGTGAAGATGATGCAACAGCAGAGTCGTTTGCTTTATTCTTGTTTAAGATTTCAGAACTTAGTGATGTTGATGTCTTAGAACTACTTGATACATTTCAGGGAGATACTGAGATGCAGATATCAGCAACAATGGCTTACTATCTCAATACACTTAATAGGAACAAAATCATACTGTATGGTATTGATAACATTCTTGGTCCAATTATGAGCGTTCAAAGAAACATAGTGGAGTAAAATGGCTAAGTGGGCTCAGGGAATATATGAAGTAAAGAATCCAGCAAAGTATATTGGGACAAAGAGTCCGAAATATAGAAGCGGATGGGAACTTACATTCATGATGTTCTGTGATAATAATGATAAGATTCTAAAATGGGCTAGTGAGAGTATTCAAATACCATATAGAAACCCATTAAGTGGCAAGCAAACAATCTATATCCCTGATTTCTTTATTGTCTATCAAGATAAAACAGGCAAGCAACATGCTGAGTTGATAGAAATCAAGCCCAAGAAACAAACAACTCTTGAAAACAAAATGAGTGCTAAAGACAGAGCAACAGTTGCTATCAATCATGCTAAATGGCAGGCTGCCGCTGCATGGTGTAAAAGAAGTGGTATATCTTTTAGAGTAATTACTGAAACCGAAATGTTCAGAAACGGTGGGAAGTAATCTAAATAATATATCATGAATAAAAAATTAGAAGAGCTTTTTAATCTTGGAGACACTGACAGTGACTCAGAGCCAGAGAAAATCGATAGTGAGTCAGAAATTGTCCCACAAGAACTTATTACATCTGATACATTAAAAACAATAGAACGAATAGAAGCAGCGTTACCTCAAGTAAGAGGTCTAGAGTCTAGCGACGCTGAACTTGATGAACTTGCTGATCTAGCAAAGAAAGCAACCAATGATTTACTTGATCTTGGCATGCAAGTTGATAGTAGATTTAGTGCTGAAATATTTAACAGTGCCAGCTCAATGTTAGGACATGCTATTTCAGCAAAGATAGCAAAAACTAACAAGAAACTCAAGATGATTGATCTACAACTAAAGAAAGCAGAGATAGATAGAAAGATAGCCGTTCAGCAGTCACGAGAAGAATCATCAGAAGAAGTAGTGTCAGGAGTAGCACAAGTCATTGACAGAAACGATTTACTCAATGATCTTTTGGCAAAAGCTAGAGAACAGAGCAAACAGAAATAGATACAATTTTGATAAATAATACATAAAATAGGAATACTCTTATGACGCTTCGTTCATTTCGTCATTTTCTAACAGAAAGTGCTAGAACATACAAGTACAAGATCAGAATTGCTGGTGATTGTAGTGATAACTGGTGCAAAATGTTCTGTATCAACTTACAGAAATTTGATCCCATTAGTATCAGTGAGCCAAAAATTACAGCGATTCAACCAAGTCCATATGGGTTTGATGAAAGAATTAAAGATCAATCAGTGACTATGATTGATGTAGAATTTCGATATCCTGCTACTGAAGACATGATCAAACAATTGGCTCGTTTATTAGGTCATGACGAGAATTTAGTTAAAGTTCAAGATGCCACATATGCTGACAGCGTGGATAAAGAAACAGCAGACATTGCTAATCGTGCTAAGAAGCCACTACTTACTACAGAAAAGATGGAAGATAGTGGCAAGCAGGCTAACAAAGAGTATGCTGATCAGTATCTAACTAAGATTAGATCAGAGCATAAGAAAGACAAAATAGATTACGGAGCTCCCAAAGGAGAACAGCGTAATGAAACAAGCAAGCCTGGCACTACCAGCCCACTATCAACAGTAAATCGCCCTGCTCGCCCAAAGACCGCTAGCTCAAAGGACTAAGGAAAACAATCATGGATTTTAAAACAATTCTCGCTAAGATAGAAGAACTGAATACTGAAACTCTAACTGAAGCAACGAAAGAAACAAAAACGGGACGAGTTCATAAAGGCAAATATGGCACTGCTTATCAGCCCGACGAAAAGCGTGATGAGTATGGTCACAGAGTAAAGGGAACTAAAGAAGGTCCCGAAATTGATGGCGAGGAAGAACAGGCTCCTACAAAAAGAGGTCGTGGCCGCCCATCTAAAACTGGTGAGCATAGCACTGCTGGTAAGGAAAAACTTGCGAAGAATAAACTGGCAAGTGATACGCTAGCAGCAGTCATGATTGGTAAGAAACCAACGAGTAGCAAAAAGTTAGACAAGCTTCCAAGCTCAAAGCATAAACTCAAGGATTGGGTCGAGCACATTGAATCTTCAATGATTCAAGAAGCAGCAAACACTCCATTTGGTACTCCTGGTGGTAAATCAACCGTAGCTCCCGATGATGTAGTCCCAGTCGTTGACAAAGATGGTAAAACAGTTGCTCTACAGCAGCAAGTTAAAGAAAAGAAAATGTCATCATCAGACAAGCGTCGTGAAAAGAAACTCAAGTCAAAGTACGACAAGAGCGACATGAAGAAATCAATGAAGAAGAAGTATGGTGATAAGAAGGGTGAAAAAGTCTACTTCGCTACCATTCGTAAACAAGCGATGGCAGAGAGTGTTCTAAAAGAAGGTTATCAGTTGGAAGAGATACTAAGTAAGTTTCCACATGAGCACAAGAACTGCCAAGAAGGTCATCCAATGGATGAGGCAATGTTTGAGGCACTTCGTGATCATTATTTCGAGTCAGGTCGTATTCCAAGAGCGATTCGTGAGGGTGATCGTGAAGATTTAAAATCTTGGGTACATGAGTGTTATACAGAAGATATCGGTCATCCCATTAACGAGATAGATCATGATATGAGATTAGAAGACGATTTACATGAGGTTCATGATGAGCCTGTGTTTTACGAAGGAAAAGACATGAATGAAGAAAAGAAGAGTTATGATCTGCCACCTGGAACAAGAGGTCGTAACAAACCAACGCTGAAATCCGTAGGAGTCAAGGGAACAGAAAATTTAGTACCTCAACAGCAGAAAAATAGAGAAGCAGCCAAGGACAAACTTCAGTCAGTATCAGAAAGTGCTGAGTTCAAAGCATGGGATGCTGCTCTAACAAAAATGCTTAATGAAGGACTTACGATTACTACAAGCACCGGACAAGAAGGCACTGCTTATGGTGGTATGGGCGGTAGCGGAGACAGCGTTAGCGTTAACGCTACTGGCGAAGACGCTAAAGAAATGATGGCTTTACTTCGTAATAGTGGTATCGGTCAACGTGGTATTGCTGGGGATACAGCAGATAAGTCTGCTGATGCTGAGCATGGTGGCATTAGCGTTAGTGATCCATCAGGAGTGATGTCTGGTCTAAGTCAAGATTCAGAAGTTGAGAACGGCGACAGTATTCTATCATTTATCAAGAAGATGGTTGGCTCAGATGACGTTGAAGCCGTAAAGACAGATGATAGAGATGATGACGTTCTTCATACTAACGATGAGTCTGAAACCGAGAAAGAGGAAGATAAGACCAAGGCAGATGAAGGTAATGCTTTCATCAAGGCTCGTAATGATGCCGAGGAGCAGGGCAAATCTTCGTTCAAGATGGGCGACACCGAGTATCCTGTTAAGGAAGAAGACGAATCTGATGAATCTGAAGAGAAGAAAGAAGTAGAAGAAGGTCATCAGCAATGTAATGAATGTGGTGCCGCTCTTGAAGAAGGACACGAATGTTCTAAAGAACAAGTAAATGAATGGGCAAACACTGCTCAGAATAAGTTGCAAGATGAGCAGTTTACAACAGACATTGACTATATGATTCGTATGATCAGCGGTGGTCTCAATGGTCAGAAGAAGAATCAGACTGTTCTACCTACTAATAATGTGGAAGTAGATACTCAAGAGAATGTTCATGACATCAAGCGTCTTGCTGGTCTGAAATAAGACTGACACTGATAATAAAAAAACCCGATTCGTTCGGGTTTTTTTATTGTTCTAAATCTGATAAATACTAGTAATTACGGAAATCCTCTGACATGGCTCAACAATATATAAATTATGGTGACTTCCCTGACGATGGTCAATCAGACAGCATTAGAGAAGCGTTCCAAAAAATTCAAGAGAATTTTACTGAACTCTATAACAAACCTCAATCTGGTGTAGGCTCTATCATCAGAGGAGATGGTATCAATCTAATCAATAGTCTTGGAGAAGAGTCGGCAGTTCTTAGTGGCGAGGTTACAGTACAATCAAACATCGCTAAGATAACATTTCAGGCAGGTGATCCGTCAAATCCCACTAGTCTTGGAGCACAACTATTAACAATCAACGGTGGTACAACAGCAACTATTACCAATAGTAATCCTATCGGTGTAAGCGATATTATCATTGATATCGCTCCTAGTTTCTTAGAAAACTTCAGCGTTGTAAATCTTGATGCTAATACCTTTGACTCTAACTTTATTGTTGCTGGTTCTAGATCACTTGTTTATACAGATGCTCGTCCTCCATTAACTGTTATTGGCGGTGTTAGCAACAATGTACCCACAGGTAATGTCGTAGCAGATCACTTCAAAGTCACTGAAATCGGAAGATTCATTGGTAACGTTAGTATCTTTGATGATTATAGCGGTATACAAGAAGGTTCTATACCATATCATGTTCGTAGTACCAATCCTTATCTGGCACCTAATGCTAACATTCAAATTCTAACGGTTTCAAGTGGCAATCTATTCAGATATAGTCCCACAGAACAAATGTTGTATGTGCCAAATGTCACTGTGACTGGCAAATACTATGGTAACTTCTCAGGAAACATTACAGGAACAGTCAGTGCTGATATTGATATCACTGGCAACTCTAACATTCTGTTAATTCATGATGGTACTACTATCGTGCCAACAGAGTCGAGCACTGGTAACATTGAATATAACAAGTCAACGAACAAACTGATTTATAATGCTACTGGTATTAGAGTAGTTGGTGCTAATCTTGGGTTAGAAGCAGCAAGCAACTTACAACTAGACTCTACTAGCTCACTTTATGTTGGTAATACAGATGCTAGTACGTCAAATACAACAGGGCCTGCTAGATTTGCTGGTGGTGTTTCGATTGCTAAAAACTTAAACGTTGGCAGTAATGTTAACACTGATACACTGAATGTTGGAAACGGTACTGGCACAGGTAGTATTGCTTTCTTTACGGTAGATACTAACGGCAGAGTAAAGACTAGTAATACGTCTTCAGTATTAACTGGTAGCGAAGCAACCACAGGAGCACTTAGAGTAGACGGTGGTGTAAGTGTTGGTAATAATCTTTATGTAGGCAGCGAGATAGCCAGTGTTAACTATAGCACAGGTGCCGTCATCGTAGAGGGTGGTGTTGGTATTGGTAATAGCTTGAATGTTGCTAACGGCATCACTGCTAATAAGCTTGAAATAGGTAACAGTGTTAGTGGTGGAACTAATACTCCGGCTGCTACTATTACTGAAGATGGCAAACTATATATTGCTAATACTGATAGTTCAACTGGACTAGCAGCAAGCTATAGTATTCATACAGCAGGCGGTCTTAAAACAGAACGAGACATTAAAGTCAATGGCACTACGATTAGTACAACTCCTGATACAGGTGCTCTTACTGTTGTAGGCGGAGTCGGCATTGGCGGAAATCTCAACGTTGATGGGTACATCAGCTTCGGTGAAAATGCTTTGTTCGATGCTAACAGCATTGTACAGATAGCTAATACCTCTGAAAGTTATGGCAATTATGATGGTGCTTTAATCGTTAAAGGTGGCATAGGCACAGGAGGAAATCTCAGTGCTTATAATGGTCTTCGTGGTGAATACTTGGCTATCGGTAATGGAGCAGGGCGTACAGGTATAGAAAGTCAGATGCTATATGTTGGCACTGACTATAACACTACAGAGATAAGCTTTATATCTAACAAAGCAAATGCCACGCTTAACTTGTTTGAAACCAACGTTAGTGTTATTGACGCTTTTACTGATATGAGCGCTTTAAAGATTGGAAAAGCAGCAAGCTACACGACACTGAGATCCAATACTATATACGGTGCTAACAGCACACAATGGCTGTTTGATAGTTCTATTACAACAACGATGATGTTTGCTGGTAATGCAACTCAAGTTTATATTGGTAACACAGCAGGAACAATGACTCTTCGTAATCCCACAGTTGTTGGTACAGAAACTACACAGAACTTATGGAATGACGTGGCGACTACAGTTAATTTTATTGGCGATGCTGATACCATTAACATGGGGAACGCTAATAGTACGCTAACACTTCGTTCTAACACTGTTGTTGGTGATACAGGACAGACTACACAGAATCTATGGGATGATGTAGCGACTACAGTTAACTTTATCGGTGCTGCTGATACTATTAACATGGGTAATGCTAATAGCACGCTAACACTTCGTTCTAACACAGTTATTGGTGATGTTGGACAATCCGAGCAGTATCTATGGGATGCTCGTGCTAAAAATGTTCATGCTTTTGGTGAAGCAACCAATATGTTTGTTGGAACTGCCAACAGTAATCTTACCTTAAGAAGCAGCACTGTTGTTGGTGATGCAGGGCAAACTGCACAGAACTTATGGTACACTATAGCGACACTAGTCAATTTTGCTGGTGCTGCTAGAACATTAAACATAGCAGATCAAGTGGCAGGTGATCAGGTATTAAATCTTCTGAAGACCAGTGCCGGTACACAGAATGCCAATATCATGATGGCCACAAGCAGTCAGAATGCCAACATGCTAATTACAGCGACTGGCAATCAAACGCTTGACTTTATGAAGATTACCTCTGCTGGCAACACCGTTGCTAATGTATTACAAACCGCTAGCGGCAATCAAACTGCTAATATTTTGGGAGCAACTGGTACTCAGAGTATCAAGATTGCTAATACATCAGCAGGCAATCAAACTCTTAGTTTGCTTACTGCTAGCACAAGTGGCAATCAAACAGTTAATGCTATTTCAACACTAAGCGGCAATCAAGATCTTACGATTGGAACGACAGGTTCAGGTACTCTGACTGCTAATCTGTTCTTATCAACTGGCACTCAGACGGTTAATGCTATTAGTACAAGCGGAGGTAGTCAGACTGTTGATTTAGTAAAGACAGGAACAGGTACTCTGACTGCTAATGCCTTTGTAAGCACTGGCCAGCAAACTGCTAATGTAATGAGAACATCAGCCGGCGATCAAGCAGTTAATATGATTCAGACTACAACATCTGGTAGTCAAACAGTAAATCTAATCAAAACACCAAGCGGCAGTCAAACGCTAGATATCGCTAAAACTGATAGTGGAACTCAGACTGCTAATCTATTAGTTGCTACTGGTACTCAAACGGTCACTGCTATTAAAACAGGCGCAGCAGCACAAACACTTGATGTAATGATTGGAGGAAGCACACAACAAGCAAATGTTATGTTAGCAGCCAGTGCTCAAACCGGTAACTTGTTTAGTACTGGAACCTCTCAAACTGCTAAAATGCTAATAGCAGGAACCACTCAAACTGCTGATGTTGGTATTGCCGGCGGAACACAACAAGTTAATAGTTGGGTTACAACAGCGGGAACACAAACAGGAACCTTCTTTAAGAATAGTGGTGGCGGACAGCAAACACTTGATTGGGCTCAAACCACAGGTTCTCAGACCATTAACATCGCTACTACAAGTACTGGCACCGGAGTCTATAACTTATTCTCAGGCCCAACGACTTCTAAGACTATTGGGTTTGGTAACGGCAGCGGTTCATCAACAACTGACTTTACTATTGGTAGTAATGCTGGAACGATGTTGATCAATACTCCCACGGTTGTTGGATCACAAACAACTCAGAACTTATGGGACAGCAATGCTACTACAATTAACTTTGGTGGTTCTGCTACACAAATCAATGTTGGTGCTACCACAGGTACGGTATTGATTGATAATCCTACCGTTGTTGGATCACAAGCAACTCAGAACTTATGGGATAGCAACGCTACTACTATCAACTTTGGCGGTGCTGCTACACAAATCAATGTCGGTGCTACCACAGGTACTGTACTGATTGATAACCCCACTGTTGTTGGTAGTCAAGCAACTCAGAACTTATGGGACAGCAATGCTACTACAATTAACTTTGGTGGTTCTGCTACACAAATCAATGTCGGTGCCACATCGGGTACAGTGCTGATTGACAATCCTACCGTTGTTGGATCACAATCTA